CCCTCAAAAACTTCGGAATAGTTTTACACGTAAGGGGGGTTATTTAAAAGGTGGTGAAAATTGTGCGACTTTACACTCCGGAAGAAAAAGACAAGCGGATTAAACTGGAGAAGAAAAAACTTAAAAAGTTATTTGAGAATTTGTCAGAAGATAAAATCAAGGCCGCCGAGGGGCTTATCCAAGAGGCGGCTTTTATGCGTGTGACCCTTGAGGAGACAAGATATATCATTGACAACGAAGGTGTACTCGAGGCCTTTGAGCAAGGCTCACAGAAGTTTATGCGGGAGCATCCGGCTACGAAAGTATATAATACTATGATTAACCGGTATGCGGCGGTTTGCAAGCAATTGTTTGAGATGGTTCCTGACCCGGAAACAGCAAAGCAGGCGAACGACGAATTTATGGAATTTGTTAAGGGCGCGAAAAAGGCATGAAAAATTATATTCTCGAATATTGGAACAAAATCCAGTCCGGCGAAGTCGTTGCCTGTAAGCGCCTTAAGCAGCAGTATCAAAAGCTCGTTGATGAACTCAATCATCCAAAAGACCCTTGGATATTTGACGTCGATAAAGCGACAAGGCCGATTGAATTCATCGAAAAATTCTGCCGCCATTCTAAGGGTAAATGGATTGGCAAACCTGTTGAATTGGAACTTTTCCAGAAAGCCAAAATCCAAGCTGTATACGGTTTCGTCCATAAAGATACCGGACTACGGCGCTGCCGTGAAGTATTTACCCTTGTAGGCCGGAAGAATGGCAAATCCACCGAAAAAGCCGCTACAGGATTGTATATGCTTGTCGGCGATGGCGAAGGCGGCTCTGAAGTGTATTCTGTTGCCACTAAAAAGGATCAGGCAAGGATAGTTTGGACCGAAGCACACAATATGGTTTCTCAATCTCCGGCCTTATCAAAGTATGTGAAGAAAAGAAAAACAGACCTGTACTTTCCTGTTGCCTTTTCAAAATTTGAACCTTTAGCGAGCGACAGCAACAGCCTCGATGGTTTAAATACCCATTACTGCGTGATGGACGAGCTCCACGCCATAAAGGACCGCAATCTATATGATGTAATGAAACAATCTATGACCGCCAGAGAACAGCCGATGCTTGATATGATAACCACTGCCGGATTTGTCCGCGAGTGCATATTCGACAGCATATATGATTATGCCTGCAACGTCCTTGATGGTATTGTAGACGATGACCGCTTTCTGGCGTTTATCTACGAGCTCGACGATAGGTCCGAGTGGACCAATTTTAGAATGTGGGAAAAGGCTAATCCGGGGCTGGGCACAATCAAGGATTATAACGAACTAGCTGCAAACGTCGAGCGGGCAAAGAACGACCCTGATTTTCTCCCGACCGTCCTGACAAAAGATTTTAATGTCCGTGATACCGTCGCCGGAACGTGGCTTACATTTGACCAGATAAATAACGAGGAAACATTCGATATTGAGGAAATGAGAAACTGCTATGCAGTGGGCGGGGTTGACCTATCGAGCACTACGGACTTAACTTGCGCAACGCTGCTTTTAATTAAGGCGGGCAGCGATAAAAAATATGCCATACAGCAATACTTCCTTCCTGCAGAGCTTTTGGAGCAAAGGGTCAAGGAAGATAAAATACCCTACGACAAATGGGCGCAGCGTGGGTTGCTTACTTTATGTGATGGCAACAAGGTAAATTATTCTGATGTTACAGCATGGTTTCAAAGGATGTATACCGAATATCAGATTATCCCGCTTTGGGTAGGTTATGACCCTTGGAATAGTCAATACTGGGTGCAGGAAATGAAAGATTTGGGTCTTAACCTTATAGAAGTGCGACAGGGGTTTAAGACATTGAGTCAGCCGATGAAAGAGCTCGGGGCCGACTTAGCGGCAAAGCGAATCAATTACAACAGCAACCCTATACTCAAATGGTGCTTAACTAACACCAATGTCAAGCGAGACGAAAACGACAATATAAAACCCGTTAAAGGGCCAAACAACAGGCAGCGCATAGACGGCGCTGTTTCTTTATTAATCGCCTATACGGTGCTATTCAATAACTTACAAGACTACCTCAATATCATATAAGGCAGGTGATAATGTGGGACTTTTTGAAAAGATATTTAAAAAGCCTTCTACACAAGAGATAAATGGATATTTCAAAATGTTTTCCGGTTATACTCCGATTTTTACATCCTACGAGGGTGGAGTATATGAGATGGAGCTTACTAGGGCGGCTATACATGCAATTGCGACGCAATGCTCCAAATTAAAACCGGAATTCAAAGGTGCGGCTTACAAAAACCTCGGGAATAGGATGCTATTCAAGCCGAACAGTTTTATGGACACTTCAAAATTCCTCTACCGTCTAGCGACAATTCTGCATGTCCAGAATACCGCCTTTATCGTACCGATAACCGATGAAACTGGAGAAAACATCATAGGTTATTACCCTATCCTGCCGAGTATGTGTGAGGTGGTGGAGTATCAGGGCGAACCGTGGCTGAGATATACATTCTCCACTGGGCAAAAGGCGGCAATCGAATTTCGCCGGGTAGGCATAATGACACAATTCCAATACAAAAACGATTTCTTCGGCGAGAGCAATCAAGCCCTCTATCCGACGATGCAACTTATACATACTCAAAATCAGGGTATTATCGAGGGTGTAAAGCAATCTGCAAACATAAGATTCATGGCGAGACTGGCAAATATCTATAAATCGGAGGACATACAGAAAGAGCGCAAGCGGTTTACAGAGGAAAACCTCTCTGCTGACAATAATTCCGGCGTTCTTATGTTTGACAACAAGTATGCTGATGTCAAACAGATAGTCTCAAAACCGTTTATAGTTGATACGGCCCAGATGGAATTCATCAAGGCGAATGTTTTTAACTATTTCGGCATAAACGAAAAAATCTTACAAAACAATTTCAACGAAGATGAGTGGAATGCGTTTTATGAAGGCAAGATTGAGCCATTCGCAATCCAGCTTAGTCTGGTAATGACAAACATGACATTCACGGAGCGAGAAATCGGCTTTGAAAATCAAATTATATTTACCGCAAACCGGCTCCAGTACGCTAGCAACACATCAAAGCTGAATATAGTTACTCAGCTTTTTGACCGCGGCATGCTTACACATAATGAGGGCCGTGAAATCTTTAACATGGCCCCGATTAAAGATGGCGATAAATATTACATCCGCAAAGAATATGCGGAAGTTGACAAGCTCAATGAAGCACAAGGACTTTCAGGAGGTGAAGATAATGCCACTCAAACCGAAGGAACGGGAATACCGGGCGATAATAACGCCGTTCCAGTTGCCGGAGACGGAGAAGAGAATTGACAGCGACTTTTACGTTGAAGGCTATGCGACCACTTTCAATCAACCGTACCTGCTCTATGAACGGGATGGAATCAAGTATTACGAGGAAATCGACAGGCGCGCACTCGATGAAGCCGACCTGTCAGACGTCATAATGCAGTATGACCATCAAGGAAAGGTCCTCGCAAGGCTGTCAAACGGTACATTAGGTTTAGAGCCCACAGATAAAGGGCTCTTTATTTATGCTGATTTATCGAAATCGTCTGCGGCAAAAGAGCTTTATGAGGAGATAAAAAACGGGCTTGTAACCAAAATGTCTTGGGCTTTCACAGTTGCGGAAGATGCATACAACCGCGACACAAAAACCCGCACTATTCTAAAAATCAAAAAAGTTTACGATGTGTCCGCTGTTTCCATACCGGCAAACGGCGATACTGATATATCTGCTCGCTCTTGGCTTGACGGAGTGATCGAAGCCGAGAAACGGGAGGCGTTAGAGCGGAGAAAAAGAATTTTAAAAATCAAAATTAATATGGAGGGAATTTAAAATGACAAGATTGCAGGAAATCGAGGCCAGACTGGCCGAAATCAAAACCGAACTTGAACAGGACGGAGCTGACATTGACACTCTGGAGCAGGAAGTCAATACATTGACCGAGGAAAGGAAACAGATACTCGAAAAAGCAGAAAAGCGCAGCAAAATCATAAACAGCATTGCTTCTGGTGCTGGAACGGTTGTTGACGGTTTTATTCCAAAGCCCGAAGCAAGGCAGAAAGAATTTGCTCCCGAAACTATCTATGATACTCCTGAATATAGGAGCGGATTTCTTAAAAGGCTTCAGGGTAAAGAACTGACAGATACCGAAAAGAGAGCCTTGACCACAGCAGCTAACAGCGCAGGCGCGGCAGTTCCGACAACTACCCTAAACAGGATTATCGATAAGCTGCGTCAGACCAGCGCGCTGTTCCCGAGGATTACCGTTTCGTATGTCCCCGGCAATCTTTCGCTTGTGGTTGCAAACGCAAAGAATGCTGCTACATGGAAAGCCGAGGGCTCTGATGGAACTCCTGCCGATGACACTGTTGTAAGCGTAAATCTCACCGGCTATGAACTGATTAAGCTGGTCGAGATTTCAGCGGCTGCCAGCGCAATGACAATCGACGCATTTGAGGCGTACATAGCGGCTGAAATTGGCAGGCAGCTTGCCATTGCCATTGATAATGCAATCCTCAATGGCGACGGCGACGGCGAGCCCACAGGTATTCTGGAGGGTATAACCTGGAATGAAAGCAATTCAACTTCCTGGGCCGCCGGCGGAACAATTGGGTATGACAATCTTGTGGATGCCCTTGCGTTACTGCCTACGATGTACCACAATAACGCCATCTTTGTGATGAACCGCAAAATGCTGTTTAGTGGTATCCGCAAAATTAAGACCGATGACAAGCAACCAATCTTTACTTACAATCCGCAGGATGCTGCCCGGAACTCCATCCTCGGTTATCCTGTCGTCGTGGATGATTACGTGCCAGACGATACAATCCTGCTGGGCGATTTTAGCTACTACTACATGAACTTTGCACAGTCTCCGACAATCGAAGTTTCCAGAGAGGCAGGGTTTAAGTCCGGTAAAATCACTTACAGGGGCTTGGCGGTCGCCGATGGCAAGCCTGCGCTGGCTGAGGCCTTCGTAAAGATTTACAAAGCCTCTGAATAATGTGGTTAAGGGAGAGCTTAACGCTCTCCCTTCCCTTTAAAAAGGGGGTTAAATAATGTTCGAAACCGTCAAAAACGCATTAAGGGTCAGTGATGACGACCTGAACGATGAAATCCAAGACCTGATTGACGCCGCCAAAGCCGACCTTGAACTGTCGGGGATAATCAAAGTCGACGAATCTGACCCACTGATTAAGAGAGCGATTATAACCTACTGTAAAGCCCATTTCGGCTATGACGACATGGGTGAGAGATTTGAGCAGGCTTATATGAGTATTAAACAGCATCTTGCTTTGTCAGCGGAATATACGGAGGCGGGGACATGAGGGATTACAGACACAAAATACAATTTCTCGCCCGCGTTCAGGAGCAGGATGATTATGGTCAGCCCGTGGATAACTGGGAAGTTATCAAGACGGTGTGG